TGATGCTAAAGCTACAGACCCAGTGCAAGAGAACCAAAACGTTCTTACTGGTAAACCTGCAAAAGCATTTATTGAGCAGGATCACCAAGCCCATATTGCAGTGCACACAAGCATGCTGCAGAACCCCAAGATCATGGGTTTAATTGGGCAGACCCCACAGGGTCAGGCACTTGTGGCTGCAATGATGGCTCACATCAACGAGCACTTAGCGTTTGCATATCGCAAAGAAGTTGAGCAGACTGTCGGTCTGTTGTTGCCAACAGAGGAGCAAGGAAAGAACATGGCCCCCGAAGTGGCTGCGCAAGTTGCACAACTTTCTGCACAGGCGTCAACGCGTATGACTCAGCAAGCTCAGTCGCAAGCCGCGCAACAACAAGCGCAACAACAAGCGCAAGACCCACTTGTGCAAATGCAGCAACAAGAGTTGCAAATAAAGATGCAAGAGTTGCAGCTTAAAGCGCAGAAACAACAAATTGACGCGGCAGCTAAAGCAGATCAACTCCGCATCGAAGAGTCACGTATTGCGGCTCAGAAAGAAATCGCGGCTATGCAAGTGGGCGCAACCGCTGCCGCTGCTAAAGACAAACTTCAGAAGCAACAACTTCTTGAAGGTACTCGAATTGGCGCTGATATTGCCAAACACAGAGCTCAGATGGCCATCCAAATGGCGGGCCAAAGAGCAAACCAAAAACCTAAAAGGGAGAAAGATTGAACGACTACAAGCTATTAGCGCACGTCGCTAAAGAGATTGAGAAGTTAAAAGAGGAGCAAGCTTTTCACCTTGCCAACGGCAGAGCCGCTGACATTGAAGAGTATCGAAGTATCTGTGGGGTAATCCGAGGTCTCAACCTAGCAGAGAATATTTTCAATGACCTTGTGCAAAAAATGGAGAAATTTGATGACTGAATTTAACGTCGCTGCCGTGGACTTGTCTGGCATTCTTAATAAGCCAGCCGAGGATAAAGCCAAGCAGTTGCCTGATCCGAAGACTTTTCACCTACTTTGTGTAGTGCCGGAAGCTATGGAGGAGTTTGCTGATAGTGAAGTTGGCCTGATTAAATCAAGCCAAGTTATGCATCACGAAGAAGTACTTACTCCCGTGTTGTTTGTAGTCAAGCTTGGGCCTGACTGCTATGCAGATCCCACTCGGTTCCCTAGTGGCCCGAGTTGCAAGGAGGGTGACTTTGTCATCGTCCGTCCTAATTCAGGTACTCGCCTGAAAATTCATGGCCGTGAATTCCGCATCCTCAATGATGATTCGGTTGAAGCAGTCGTAGAAGACCCCCGTGGCATTACACGTGCATCATAAGGAGTAACACATGGCACAAACTGAGTTTAAAGATGACTTCAAGTTTCCTCATGAAGAAGAGGAGAAATCTAAGGGTAAACCCGTAGATACAGAGGATGATAGCTTTGAAGTAGAGATTGAGGACGACACTCCACCGGAGGATCGTGGCCGCAAGCCCATGAAGTCGCAGGTGGAAGATGTTACCGAAGATGAACTATCCGAATACGACGAGAAAGTCCAAGCCCGTATTAAGAAATTAGGTAAGGGCTATCATGACGAGCGCCGTGCCAAAGAAGAAGCACTGCGTGAACGCGAGGCGGCTGAGAAGCTGACCAAGCAGTTGTGGGATCAAAACCGCAAGCTACAAGAACAAGTGTCGCTTGGGTCAAAAGCGTATATTGAGCAGTCAAAGAGCTCCGCTGAAATGGAATTTGACAACGCCAAGAAGCGTTTTAAAGAGGCTGTTGAGTCCGGAGATTACGATGCGCAGACTGAGGCGCAAGTAGAAATTTCACGGGCAACACTGAATTTAGACAAAGTTCAGAACATGAGGCCTTTACAAGTTGAAGAAAATGATGTACAAATACAACAACGCAGTACAAATCAGCCTTCTGTTACCCAAAAAGATCAAAGTTGGATGCAGAAAAACACGTGGTTTGGCACCGATCCTGAAATGACAGCATCCGCCCTCGGGTTGCATCAAAAGCTGGCTAAGGAACACGGTGCAGACTTTGTGGGGTCTGATGACTACTACAAACGAGTAGACGCCACGATGCGTCGAAGATTTCCTGAGTATTATGATGATGCTCAGAGCTATGAAGATGACGCCCCTTCTAAAAAGGCATCAGAACCGGCTTACGAGGATGAACCTCCGCGCCGTGCAACAAAGCCCGCTAACGTGGTGGCCCCGGCCTCCCGTAGCACTCCGCCTAACCGCGTGAAGTTAAAAGCATCAGAAGCAGCGATTGCTCGCCGTCTTGGGGTGCCCATCGAACTCTACGCTAAACAGGTTGCTCAACTAAGAAGAGGTGAATAATGGATCAAGTACAAACGGCTCCTAAAGCGCAAAATCGTTCAGCTCGTGAGCTGGACACACGCCAGACGATGCAACGCCCTGAAGCGTGGCGTCCACCTGAGACGTTGCCTATGCCCGAAGACCGTCCCGGTTGGAAACATAGATACGTTCGCATTAGTACGATGGGTACGGCTGATCCAAGCAATATTTCTTCTAAGTTACGTGAAGGATATGAACCCTGCAAAGCAGAGGATTATCCCGAGCTTATGATGCACGCCACCGTTGAGGGCCGCTTTAAAGGCGGTATTGAAATTGGTGGGTTGTTATTGTGCCGTATTCCTGAAGAGTTCTTAAAACAGCGTGCCGATTATTACGACAAGCAGAATAAGTCTCAGATTGATTCGGTGGATAACAATTTCCTTCGTGAAAATGATCCTAGGATGCCTCTCTTTTCAGAGAGAAAAACTAAGGTTACTTTCGGTTCTGGTACTTAAATTTATAGGAGTCTTTTATGGCTTATCCTACAGTCTCGGCCCCTTACGGTCTAAAGCCTGTAAACCTAATAGGTGGACAGGTATTTGCAGGCGCAACCCGCCTGATGCAAATTGCTAGTGGCTATGCTACTAACATTTTCTACGGTGACTTGGTAAAACGCATTTCTGATGGCACTATCGAAAAAGACACGGGCACTACAACTGCCACGCCTTGCGGTATTTTCCTCGGTGTAAGTTTTACTAACGCTTCAACTGGTCAGATTCAGCAACAGCAATTTTATCCAGCTAGCCAGCAAGTTAAATCTGGCACGCAGATTTTTGCAGTTGTTGCAGATGATCCTGATACGCTGTTCCAAGTAGTCTCTTGTTCTTCTGGCACAACCGTGGCCGGAATGGGCATCTCTGCTATTGGTAATAACATTGCTTTGATTCAAAACGCTGGTTCAACTACTACTGGTAATTCAGCAGTGGCGATCGACGAAGGCACTCAAGATACTACCAATTCGCTGCCCATCCGCATCATTGATGTGGTTCGTGAGACAGCAACAGGCGCTGATACATTTGTTGAGTTTATCGTCAAGATCAACGCAACCATGCACCAGTACAACAATCCTACTGGCGTATAAGGAGCATAAATCATGGCTATTTCCCGCGCACAACTACTTAAAGAACTGCTCCCCGGCCTGAACGCTTTGTTCGGTATGGAGTACGCTCGTTACGGTGAACAACATAAAGAAATTTATGAAACCGAAACTTCAGAGCGTTCGTTCGAAGAAGAGACGAAACTGTCTGGTTTCTCTGCCGCACCTGTCAAAAATGAAGGCTCAGCCATCAGCTATGACAATGCACAGGAAGCATGGACAACTCGTTACAACCACGAAACCATCGCTTTAGGCTTCTCCATCACTGAAGAAGCTGTGGAAGATAACTTGTATGACTCTTTGTCAGCTCGTTACACCAAAGCATTGGCTCGCGCTATGGCTTACACCAAGCAAGTTAAGGCTGCCGCAGTCTTAAACAATGGTTTTACCAACTCCCCCGTTTATTACGGTGGTGATGGTGTGCCTTTGTTTAGCACAGCACACCCCTTGATTTCCGGTGGTACTAACAGCAACACCCCATCTACTCAAGCTGATTTGAACGAGACTTCTTTGGAAGCCGCCGTTATTCAGATCGCTGCTTGGACTGATGAGCGTGGTTTGCTGATTGCTGGTAAGCCACGGAAGTTGATTGTTCCTCCTGCATTGCAGTTCGTTGCTACTCGTTTGCTCGAGACTTCACTGCGTGTTGGTACTGCTGACAATGATATCAACGCGTTGAAAAACAACGGTTCTATCCCTGAAGGCTACACAGTCAACAACTACTTGACAGACACAAACGCTTGGTTCTTGTGTACTGACGTGCCTAACGGTTTGAAGCACTTCATCCGCTCTCCTTTGGAGAACAAGATGGACGGTGACTTTGACACTGGCAACGTTCGTTACAAAGCCCGTGAGCGTTATAGCTTCGGCTGGTCTGACCCATTGGGTATGTTTGGATCTTCCGGTTCAACCTAATATTTCTTTGGAAATATTTGAAGGGGGGCCTTGTGCCCCCTTTTTATTTGGTGTATAAACACAGTAATCCGGGCTTTCCGGTGCATCAAACTGTCCCGGCAGACAACATACTGATTGATGCACTTAACTTGTATGTAAGGAACCATCATGGCACGTACTTCTTTTTCGGGCCCAGTCAGGGCTGGCTATCAGGGCGGTACCGCAGCCGCACAACAGCCACTTACTCCTACAACCATCAATACCGGTACTGTAATTCCAGTTAATGAGGGAACGGCAACTTCTGGCTTCTATTCCCGTGTAATGCCAACCACAGGTTTTGGCTCAAGCAGCTACTTAACCCCCGGTGAGGCTTTTTCTGTATTTGGACGTGTCCAGTGCGGCGCTCCTTTCTCTGTGGCTCCTTCTACTACTTTTAACCACATGGCTGGTACAGTAGGTGAGTTTGCAGTTATTGGCACATACGCTAACAACGGCTTGATGGCTGGTGTAATGGGTATTATCAATACCAACACTTTGTCTGGCGATGCTGCTGTTATGGCTTTTATGGATGGCGACTCTGGTTTAACTACTTGCCGTGCAGCGTTTGGTGTTGCTATGGCTCAGACCACAGGCGGTTCCGGTTTTGAGTTTGGTATTGATTTGAAAATGCAAGACCCCGTTCTTGACGCTGGTGGCCCTTCTGGTGTCACTCCTTACTCCAAAGCCAACATCCGCATGGAAGATGATGTTGTGGTCATGGTTAACACAGGTGTTCCTACTGACGGTACAACGGGTGACAACTTTGCTGGCCCCGGTTCTATGTACATTGACAGCACCGCTGGAAACCTCTACCTACAAACAGGGTTGATTACTAGCCCAGTTTGGAAATTAGTTACTCGCGCTTCCTAATGTTGACTCATAAAGATCCAGAAGTTCAAGCCATGCTTGGGCTTTTGGAAAGCCAAAGAGATCACGCTATGGGAATCGTAGCGGCAATGGCCAAAGAAAATGCGGAGTTAAAAGCCCGCATGTTAGACGCACCAAAACCGGAGCAACAACATGACGATGCAGTATGACGTAAAGTCGTATCACAACACAGTATCAGGCGTGGCT